GCGGACAGCGATCCTATCTTTCCGTCAACGGTAAGCGCAGCGGCGAAGGAGCCGATGGACTTGTTTGTCTGCGACTGCCAGGTGGAGAAGCTGGCCCACTTCCCGTCGTTCATGGAATTGTACTCATCCACGCTGGCGTCCAATGCGGCTATCTCATCCTGAAGGTCCTTCTTCGCAGTTGTGAAGGCAGAATAGTTATCTGTGACAGTTTGTTCTATCTGATCAAACCTGATCTCTACCTGAGCCAACGCCACGTTGAGGTCGGATGACAGTCTCCTAGCCTCCTGGTTGATACGCCGAGACGTCTGCTCAAACAACGTGGAGTACTGAACCTTGCTGTTCGCAATAGCATCAGTCTGCAGGGCAACGAAGCGGATATAGCACTCTCCAGTATAGTGGATGACAAGCTTGCCAGTATCAGTGTAGTCCCAAGGCATCTCTGCAAAGTCCTGACTCTGGTACAACTGCCAGTCCAGCGAGTCGGACAGCTGTTTTTCCCAACCGGTCACCTTCCCGCTGTCCTTCACAAAATGAACTGTCAGCCTTCCGGCAGTCCGAGGCAGGATCCTGACGCCCATATACAAGCGGTCAGGCTCACTGGTGGTATCAGTAGACTCATCCTCCGAGGACATGACATCATGGGAGCCGTTGGCCTTGATCAGCGAGAAGTCCTGGGCGACGCCCATGCCACGGAGATGCAGCACCCTGATGCCGTCCATCTCTGCCATCTCAGCCTTTGTCTGCTGAACGACCGCCAGCGGATGCCCGTTAATGGTGAAGGCCTCACCCCCGTATCCGAGCACCTCGATGTCCTTAGTAACGTCCTCGGTGTTGCCCAGGATATCGCAAGGCGTCCATCCCTCCAGCAGCTTCTGGAAGAAACCATTGGTGATGAAGTTATCCTCGTCGGATATATTGTATGTGGTCTCTGTGTATAGCGTCTTGTATCGTTCCTTCAGCATCTCCACCCTAGCCGTCAGGCTCTCGCCCGTCTGCATGTTGAAGAACTTGCCCACGCCGTAGAAATTATTGATATATGCGCCGAATCCCTCCAGCCAGCCGAAGAGGTCCGTGCGGATACCTTCCAGATTGCCGAGGCGTCCTTTCAGTGCATGGGCAGGATCCGTCTTCAGGCCGTACAGGATATCAATGTAGGGCGTGCTCTCCCCGACGGCCATCACGGAGATGATACCCTTACGTGCCGGGTTGGTTTTGTTGTCGGCGCGGACGAAAGTGTCCCACTCCTTGATGACATCCTTCGGCGAGGCACCGTCCATCTGCGACTTGAAGTCCGTGAACTCCAGCCAGTCAAGCCTGTCCTCGCCGTCGCTCTCATTGCCGATGCCGACTGCCGTCACAAGCATCTCATACGATTTGGTGACATACCATCCATTAGCCTCTGTCGGTTCATGGTTGTATTGTATGCAAGCGATGATATCATCCTTCCTGAACGGGTTGTACATCCTGCCGTCGTGCGTCTTCAGATAGACACGCTTCGTCTCCGGATCGTAGTGGTCCACTTCCATCTGGTCTGAGAAGTAGCGGTTGGCATTCTCGCCCAAAAGCTGAGAGATGATCATCTCGAACACGCGCAGCGTATTCCTGATCACGGCATTGTCGATCTCCAGCGTATATCTGTATTCGATTTCCCCGGCAGCGTTCTCAAAGGGTTTCTTCTGGATAGCCCATCCGAGGCCTCCGAAGAAGGCAGACACGAACTCAGGACTTGAGAGGTTGCCCGTGAACGTTGAGTCGCCCTTTACCTCGAGAGCGGGAATGACCCTGCCTGCAGCATCATGGTACTCACTGCCGTCACCTGCCTTGATATGCTCGCGCACCCAGAGATCCTTCAGCTCAGCAGCACCCTCCGGCGTGATGATGCCGCCCTTCAGGCCTTCGACATATTCGCCGAGGACAATGGAACCAAGGGCTGTCAGCCCCTGGAGGAACTCAGGCTTGTTGATGACCTTCTTGAAGGATATCTCCTCGAACTCGCCGATGCTCGCATAACGTAGCAGCTCAAGGAAAGCCGTGCCTATGCGCACGGCAGTGTTCGCGCGGATACCCCTCTCGTCGCGGATCCCCATGAACGACCTTTCCAGTCTGGCGAATTCATCTTGTTTCATACTGCAAATTTACCCAAGAGAAACACAAATTAAAACTACAGCACCCGGACTTGTCCCAGCAACCCATCTAGCGCCGTAGTCATCATGCCGAGGTATGAATTTCCATAAAAGTCCCTCTCCAGTTCATTCAGAACCATACGGCTGGCATAGTATTTCCTATAGAACCATTCATTGGCTCTTCTCGGATGGCCACCTGCCACACGGCCACCCCAGGCAGGACCTACCTTCTTAGGTTTATCAAGGCCATGTTCCCTACGATAATCCTCACCTCCAGGCAGGAGAAACGGCAGGGTGCCATCTGTCTGACGACTTGAAGAGTAGTGGCGGCCCAGACTGTCAGTATATCCCGTATTTGTGAACTCACGTCCAGTACCATCATCCGCATATTTACCGTACATCATGAAAGAGTGCTCGATGGATTTCTTAGCACCGTCGAGCAAGGCCTTGGCCTCGATGGATCCTCTTAGCGTCCCGGTATCCTCCACGCCAAGCAGCTGCAGCTTCTCTTGCCAGATGGTTACCATCATCTTAGCCCAGCCTTCCTCGAACTTTCTGAGTTCCTCTTCAGGAATCCTGGAGGAAGCATGTCTCCTACGCCCATCAGCACCACTTATCGGCTTACCAAGCCGTTCAGCCATCGTTCCCATAGCCTACTCCTCCCATTCATCAGGATCAAACACCAGATTCAGCGGCTCGTTGTTCTGCAGCTGGAAGAACAGACCTGTTGCACCATTGAAGGAATACCTGCCAAACTCCTGCGAGTACACCGTGTCGAGGTTCAGATACATCATGGCCTTGCCGTATTTCAATGAGGCCTTGTCCCTGATCACACGCGAGAGAAGCTGCTTGAAGATCCTGCGGGCTAGTTTCAGGGCCTCTTTGTATTTCTGCTCGTTGCCATTCTCATAGCCAACGATGATATACACCGTATAGACCTTACGGTCGAACCATCCGGGTTTGGCGCTGAACGTATTGCCGCTGGTAGTGTCATCCACCAGAAAGAAGTTGGCATAGTCCCTATACTCAGCCATCACCTGATCCATCCCGTCCGGCCCAGAGCAGAAGCCGCAGTGGAAGCCATTGCTCTTTACCTGCTTGTTTTTGCCTGCCATGTCGACGAAGTACTGCAGGTCATCGAACGTCTCCTTACTAATTTCCATACTTTGCCTTAAAATCCTCAGCCTCTCGCGCCTTGGCATCGAGTTCTGTGAGGGCACGCTTGCATTCAATCTGCTTCACGGCCTCTTCCTTGGTCACGTCCCCGTCAGTCAGGGCACGGATCTGAGCGTTATATGATTCGAGAAAACTAAATTCGCCACCCATCTTATCGACGGGCTTGAAGAAATGCGGGAAGAGTTTAGAGAATTCCAGCTTGATCCAGGAGTACCAGAAGAACACGCTCATGCCAAGGGCGGTATCCACCTCCATCTCCTTCTGACCGTCACCTACAGGACTGTCCCCATCCATAAACATCATCCTTGCCAGGTCTTCGAGGAATCTGAATTCCTTAGTCTTCAGATATGCCTGATACTTGCGTTCGCAGCTCAGGAACCAGCCAAACTGATAACCAGACAGCAGCTTGTCAGCGGCCTTGAATTCTCCTGCCGTATCCAGCCCACAGCCGAAGTTCTCGTAGCTGCTGACAAAGCTCAGCTGTCCGATCATATCCTGAACCTGCCAGTCCTGCAGGTCGAAGTAGTGCCATTTGCCCGTGTCGAGTTTCACACGGCACGACACGCTTCGATATCTCTTCTTCAGTACCTCGATTCCGCAGAAGCGGAAAAGCATATAAGTTCGGATCTCCACGTCGTTGTAGAGATTGGACCCGATCAGATCCAACGTATACTGCAGCTGCTCCTGGGACATCTCTGCCCAGGACTTAGGACACTCCAGATGCAGCACTTTATCCGACGAAGTGAAACGCGCCGTCTTCCTTTCTGTTTTCATAGGGCTTGAAATGATTTGCCTCATAAGCATCACTGTTATGGTAGGTCTGAAATGACTCCAGATCACCCTCCAGAGTGTTCATGAGCCTACGGAAATACTCGTACGCCGTACCTTTGTTTCCCTGCAGGGCCACACCGAAGATCCTACGTATCTGATGCACCACGCCCTTATTCTTATCCGTGAGCGAGCAGGTGGCCATCTGCGTGATCAACTCATCCATGAACTCATCAGAGATCTTATCACGTAGCCACCTGTCCGTATCGAGGATGGTGGCCGTGGCTGTCTCCCAGTCCTTCGAGATGGGAGCCTGGTAACCGGCGAACTGTTTCAGGAACTCGAAGAAGCAGAAAAGGGTATCGATGACCACCAGCCCCTGCCGGTACCAGCCATCCATCTTGAAGCACTGCTTCAGCAGCTCATCATGAGCGCGTAGCCACTTCAGGCGCAGTTCTCCGTCGAGGGCATCCACCCGCATCTTCGAGGCCGGGGCCGTGTTGTTGGTAGAGACGATGCCGAAGCCAGTCTCTGTCAGTACCAGGTCAAGCCCTCTCATTTCCTTCAGAAACACATCAACGGAGGCCAGGGCCTTAACCGCCCACGTTGCTACGCTTTCAGGATGTTCGTTCACGAACCGAATGCCCACGTCGCCAAGGACGTTCTCACCGATATCCACAATTGCCGCGTTGATCTTCTTCTCCAGCTTGGCGAAGACAGTCCCCTTGGCCTCCTTGGCTGCAGGGATGGCCAGATCGAAGTCTGGCTTATTTATTTTCACTGTTATTTCCATCATCTTCAGGTTTTTGTGTAACTTCCTTAGCATCCTTATTCTCGTCCAATGTTGTAAGCTGGATCATAGGTACATCGATAGCGAACCGCTCATCCCAGCCGTTGAAGTGCATGATGACATGAAAAGGCACCTCCATCACGTCATGGAACATCTTTTCGAGGGCCTGCTTCAGCGTGAATAGTTCGCGCTTATCCGATCCGGAATTGTTCATCTGGCTCTTGCCTGGCGTAGCGCCCACCATGTTAGGATGAACGCCCATGGAGAAGCACAGCGAATTGGAGGCTTCCCCCATGTCGTCGATCCAGTCGCCGCCCTCCTTGCTCTTGCCCTCCATGAGGTTATACACGCGCACCATGCGCTTCTCGCCCTTCCCGTCGGGCAGCGAGTCATACGATGTCACCCAGGCCTTTCCGGCATTCTCAGGCTTCGTGCAGAACTCCGTGATCCTACGGCGTTCCTCCTTGATGCGCTCAGCGCGCTTCACCTTGTCCGTGATGTTCTCCTCCCTGCAGACATTGTCCCAGTAAGTCCGGTGCACCTCGACCTGTATCCTCGGGGCGCTGGTGTTCTTAATCATGTAGCGCTTGCCGATGCCTATCAGACGGTAGATATCATACCATGCGTCACGGTAGATCGAGGCATAGTAAGGAATGGGATAGTACCGATAGCCAGGTGTTGGTACCAGACAGAGGATGGCGAACTTGCAGCACTTCCCCATGGGCGGTTCAGAAATCTTCTCCGACGTATAGATATGCGGAGCCCTGCCCATGCGGTACTCCAGGTCGCCCAGCGGATCGATCTCGTCGAGTAGCGGGATGGCCTCGATGGTCTGTGCACGCCCCTGCCGGAAGTCGCCCACCAGCACATGCTCTATCTGTCCGAATTCATTCCGTTTGGTGAACCTACAGTCGCAGGCGTTGCGCATCCTGATCTGCACAATCTTCGAGTGGTCACGGCTCAGGTGGATCACCATCACCGAGAAGAAGTTGTACTTGATGTCGGTGGCCATTCTGAGCCACTGGTGGTGGATGGCATTGTGCAAGCAGAAGCTGCGGATCTCCTTATCCTCCGTCATATCGCCCGACTCGCGGTCCAGAAAGCGGATGCCCTGACCATAGCACGACTGGATGTTGAAGAGCTGGCATCCGCTCATCACCATGTTATCCTCTATCAGCTGCTGGTTGCGGTAAGGCGCCAGGTTGTCCTTGCCGAAGTCCACATACTCATACCAACGGCCTCCGACGCGAACAAACGTAGTTTGGATGTCATCCATGCTCTCATAGACGCCGACGGTGTCGTGCTTGTAGTGAGTAGACACCTCAGCCTCGATCTGCATGGCGTCCTCGATGGTGCATGGCACTATGGAAAACACGTCATAATCGTCCTTGGTACCAACGGGTACCATCGTATTTGTCATTCCCTCTTTCATAGATATATCTGATGTCCGTTAATGTTAAAGATGAAGATATCCGGCACGGTGCGGATCTCGTTGTTTACGGGATTGAGGAGCTTGTGCCAGCCTTTCCTCCAGCTGCTGGAAGAGACGAGCCACCCCCTGTACTCTATAACGTTGCCTTTCTGATCCCACGCAGATACGTTCACCTTCTGACGGGACTCGCGGGCGACGTCCAGCAGCTGCTGCATCTGTTTGAAGTGGATGGGGTTCCTTTCGTTCATATTATTAGCGTTCAACTTTAATTAATTAAACGTATAGTCAAACGTATCGTCGAAGATCCTGCCCTCGCGTCTGAGGTCGAAGACGTTGTGGTTTCTGTCTGCATACTCATACTCGAAAGTGATTCGAGGCAGATGGTCGGCTGCGTTCGACAGCTCGTGCTTCTCCGACGTGATGATCACGGGCTTGCCGCTTCCGAGGTCCACGCCGCCGTTAACGACAGTCAACACCTGGATATCTTTCGACCGCAGCACCTCACGCCACCAGTTGGCCATGGGGAAAGTCAGATATCCCGTATCAGCTTTGAAGTTCTCTTTCTCTTCCATGCTGTAGGTCTCTTTCAGGCGACCTATGCGGGCCTGTTTGCGTTCAAACGAGGCCACCTGCTTCAGCTCACCCGTGCAGTACGCCAGTTCCTGGACGCCGAAAGAGTTCCAGAACAGCAGAACTGGGGCTACTTCAGGCTCCACATTATTATCTACAACATAGTTCTGGATCCTGTCACCGGCCTTTATTTCATAACTTAGCAGTTTCCTGCCGGAAGAAAGGAAATTTGCGGGCGATGCGTCGATCCTGCCATACCCGTCGCCAATGGATGTGTAAGAAAGTGTTACCGTACGAGCTGTGTCATCGTCGAAATATGCCTTGCAGACAGGAGCGCTAGGCAGGCTCCCCACGAAATACAGATACTCCAAGAATCCGGGCGCGGTGGTCTTCGCCCCGTCGATCAGCGTCAGGAAGCGTTTCTCGCACCAGTCGGCAGCCGTCATGTTCAGGATATTCGCCCTGCAGCTGACGACAGTGGTTTCCCACATGGTCATGTCCGTGACTGTCACCTGCTCATTGTTACCGGAACCGGAGGTGACCGACTGTTCCTCGACGGTCACGCTCAGCCCGAACGTCAGCCACATGTCGGCATACGGTTCCACCAGCACGTCGATATCCTGCAGGCGGATCTTCGACTCCACGTCGGGAAAGAGCAGTTCGCTGAATATCTCCCTTTCCTCGCCGGACTTGCCCACCTTCACGCTGACCTTCGCCCTGTTCATGGATATGGCGAATTCCAGATCCGGCAGCTGGCAGGAGAATTCCTTTGTCTTAAAAGAGCTTATCCGTGTAATCATATTGCAAAGATAGAAGGTTAACGTCCATCTTAAAACAACGAAAAAAGGGGCTACGTGCATCGCTGCAGGCAGTCCCAGTTCTGATTGATAAAAGAAATGATCCTAAGTATCCATCTTCGTAAACATCACCCAGCGCGGCGTCCCGTCCGGCTGCTGGCGCATCTGGTACCCATTGTTGGCCATATAGTCCATCAGGCGCTTCTTGTCCACATCCATCATGGGCGCCAGCATGTCCTGTATGTCCTCAGTGGTATAGCTCAGCTTATAATAGCCGGGCGCCTCGATGGGCAGACGGTTCGAGAAGAACGCATCGAGCAGCGTCTTCATGTGTTCGTCCGCATCCGTAGTAACGATGGTGACAGTCGCCACCGGCCGATCCTCATTCACTTCATCCTCATGGACCTCAGCGATATCCGCATCCATGGAGCCGTAGCCATAGACCTTCACTATTCTTCTTCCGTCCATATAGCTCAGGGCCTCCATCAGCTCCTGAACCGTCATTTCATTCTTCTTCGCCATTTTCCAAAATCCTTTTAAGTTCCTTTAATTCATTCTTGAAAAGCTTCAGCTGATAAGCCACCGTATAGAGGCTTATAGCATCTTTGTCGTAGTCGTAAGCCTGCTTCTGAAGACTGTCTTCAGCAGACTCGAGAGTCGTAATGGTATCCTCCAGATGGGAAGGTTCGCAGATCTTATTCAGTATCGCCACTGCCTCGGGCGACAGATTGATCGCGCTCATATTCCGCCTCCTTCCTTGTAAGCAAATGATTTTCCAAAAGCCTTCATAATTTTCTCATTTTAAGTTATGTAAATCTTGCCGCCATCTCGTCCAGCCAGTTGCGCACTCTGCTGTAGGAATACGACCTCAGACGGTAGCGGTGGCGCTTGTAATGGATCTCCGCCACCCACCGGTAGCCGTATTTCCTCTGCATGCCGACTCCCTTGACGAATCTGACGCTGCTTCTGTTCCCGTCGTTGCTGCCGTTCCGCCGCTTCCCCTTGTTATGAAGCTCCGTGTATATGGTACCATGGTACCAGCGCTTGTACTTCTTACGAGGCTTGACGCCAGACGGTGTCTCGACGGCTATCTTCGGCCTGATCATGATGACCTGCGATGTCTTTGTCACGTCACCATGGTAATATCCTTGCTCCTGAGCCCATTTCAGCATGTGCCCGATGACGCTTTTTGTCTGCACCATATCCCTGGCATCACGGCCTGACTTATGGATGAGATCTGTCAGAGTATCGCGCTTCAGGTAGTCGATTTCAAGGCAGCCGTGTTTCTTCAGGAGTGTGCGGTAAGCAGTATCGCGGCTGACTGAGGCCAGTTTCTTCCATTCCGGAACACCCTGCCACAGACGGTAGCATTCACTCACCGTCATCCTACCCTCCTATCAAAGCTGCGAGAAACATGAGTGAGAAACCGAATATCACAAAGAGAGCCCCTTGGGCTAAGAGCTTCACTCGGGCCACCACCTGGGAGAGGGTTGCCGACGGGTTTACCTGCTTGAGCGCCCATCCTACGGAGAGCTCACAAGCCTTTACGATTCCTGACTGGCACTGTGTCGCCGTGCTCTGCGTCTCGGGCTGCCGCGTCTCGTCGGCATAGCCCTCGAATTGTAATGTTAACTGTTGCATATTGCTCTATATGTTTGACTTTACAGGGATCCGCCCTGCGCGTTTTTTCCTTGGAAAAGGGGAGAGCTCCCACGCTTTCAGACACTTCAACGTCTTTATCCCAGTTCCGCCTCACGGCTGGAACACTCTCCCCCGGGGAGGAAGGCGTGCGAAGCTTTCGGCCGTGGATCCTTTCGGACTCCTGAACGATTGACTCCTGCATCGCTGCGAGGAGCGCCTTCCCCTATGAGACAGAGAAAGCGGCAGCCCTCCCTGTCGTCAAACATATAGAGACTTCGTCCAAGGACTTGTATCTACTGGGTGGCCACCGCTATTGGTGTAGTGAGACCTCTGGCAGGTCTCGGAAGTATGAGCATAAAAAATGCCCTGAGTGATGACTCGGGCGTCTTTCACCGCCCCCGGAGCAAACCGCTCTATTACGTTTAGCGATGGCAA